CTAGACCCGTTTTGACGATTATTTAAATAATTCGTCAAATCTTTGTTCTGTTGAGGGTTTAATACACGTTCACCACCATCTAAAAGCCATGTACCTTCACGCGGGATATTATCTATACCGTTGTGGGCCATACCTTGGATTGTTTGAGCTGCCATGATGCCAACTGAAGCGTAACCTGTTGCCCTAACAACTCCAGCCAAAACACTTCCATAAGCGCCACCTTGTGCCAGTGCTTTTGTAGCCCCCTCTTCCGTGTTAACAATTGCTTGAGCTATTGAAGCAGCCTTAGAGGCAAAGAACATAGTTTTGTAAAGTGCATTTGACTTCCCAACACTTTGCTCTAATAGTGCGGTCATGTCTGAAAAGACCTGCCCAGTCATTCCAGCAATTTGCGAATAAACTTGCATCTTGGTTTCAAAATTCTGTTGATCCAAATCACGCTCTTTTTGTGCGTAATCTGCATCAAGTGCGGCTTTCGATTGCAAATACTGCTCATGTGCATCTAAAAGCATAGAATTGCGAAGATTCTCATCTGATATTGCACTTATTCCAGCAACTTCATCGTTGTAGGATGTTTGGAGTCCTCCGAAATCTGAAGAATATTGATTTTGCAAATTAAACTTTGAAAACTCTTCAGGATTAAGTCTATTAAATAGAGATTGAGCAGAGTTCTGACCAACTTGAAAGACGCTGTCAGAAGCTTGGTTTAAAGTTTCAAAAATTGCATAATCCTTAGATTTTGCCATCTCTTCGCGAACACGTTTACTTAAACTATAAGTTTGAAGTATTTCTTCACGTTCACGTTGGTAGCGCTTCACTACAATTTCAGTCTGATTAAGATAACCCTCAAACGCCGACTGAATTTGTGCATCTTCTTCGCGTTTTACGGCAGCAATTTCAACTTGTTTTTGACGCTCAAGAGCAGCTTTAATCTCTAAAGCTTTTTTCGATTTCCCGTACTCATACTCGGCATTAGAGTCGATTAACTCTTTTTGTCGATCAAAGTTTTGTTCAATCTGCTTGATTCGATCAGTTTCAAAAGCAAAGTACTGGTTGTACTCTTCCTTTTTATCAGACTCAAGTTTTGCAATTTGAGCGGCATATAATGCATTCTCTTGAGCAAGCTTTTCTTTTAACTGCGGTGTACCAGCGTACGCAAGTGTGATCTTATCAATATTATCTTGATGCTCCTTTGCAAGTCGTTGAGCTTCAGTGTAATACCGTGCGTTAACTTCTTTTCTTGCCTCATCAATAGCCTGTTGAGACTCGGCAGCTTTGTTGATTAATTCAAGTTGATCTGCCTGTGTAGGCATTAAAATTGAATTATCTACAGTAGATTTCCCAGATACTCCAGCGAACCATTTTTGGAAACCCGGTACGTAACCAGCAACCTCTTTGCGCTTGCTATCTGATAGACCACCTTTCAAATAGGTTCTTAAGCCACCTGCACCTGCATTGTAGGCCATTAAGGCTTTTGCACGATCACCAAAATCTTGGTAGTGTTTTTGCAAGTCTTTTGCCGCTGCTGTTGCAACTTCTTCAATCGAACTTTTGGCATTAAGACCATACTGTTTTCTAAACACGCTAGTAGTTTGAAAAAGACCCATTGCCCCAGTATGACTTTTTGCTCCAGCATTCGCCCCAGACTCTTGAAGAATCAAGGCAGCAAGTGTTCCAGCAGGCAAACCATACAAACTTTCAATCTGAGCAAAATTATTTGCCTTAGCAATACCTTGTGCACGAGCAATTGCCTCTAACTCAGGTTTCCCAAAAGTATAGTTTTTGCGATTAAAGCTATTAAGTGCTGCATCAGCAACCGCTTTTGGCAATTTAATTTTATATGCATTTTCTTCATTGGTATTAGCTTGAGCATCAGCAAAAAATTCAGCCTTCTCTCTAGTCCAACCGCCTACACGCATATTTTCCTGAATATACTTCTCACGCAAAGCATCCTTGTTGGCTTGGGTAATGTAGTCTCGTTGAGCTTTAGTTAAATTCTTATATGCCTCCGTTGAAATGTTTAAGGCTTTAGCTTGTGCTTGCTGGGCCTTAGTTGTTTCATCGGTAACATTTTTAACTAATGCCTGAATTTCCTTTTGATGATTAATGGAGTTGTTGGCATCATTAATTTTTGAGTCTAATTCAGCAACAAACTTGAGTGTGCTTTCGCTTACTAGCCCCTGACTTTGTAACTGGGCAAATGCATTTTTTGCCTTGTCTCCACCCTCTTTTAAACTGTTCAAATAGTTCTGGATAGCTGTAAGCTGATTAACATCACCCTGAACTTTTAAATCATGTTCAAATTGTTCAAGGGCGGTAAAAAGGCTTTTTAGTTCTTTTGTTTGCTTTTCAATTTCATCATTAGCTTGAATACCTCTTATTGCAAGTTGTGACGCGGTAAGTTTTTTATACTTCTCTCGCAATTCATCCACTGATAGCCCTTGGTCGCTAAGAGCCTCTGTAGCATCCTTAGTCTGTTGAGTCATTAGATAATATGCGCCACCCGCTACAACCAACTGAGCAGCTAACATGCCTAATCCCGCTGGCCCACCAAGTAAAGCAAGAACACCCGTAGTTGCTCCCGCAGTTCTAGCAAAACTAAATAGCCCTACTTGCGCGCGTAATGCAAAAATAGCAGTCTGTCCTAGTTGATATGTTGCAACAACTAAAGCGGGAACAAATCTAGTTGCTATACCAGCAGACACAGCAATCGCAATGGCTTTTATTTCGCCCCAATTATCAATAACCATTTTGACTGCTGGAACTACATTATTTATTAGGCGATTTTCTAAGCCCTGCCATTGTAAATCCATCAGCATTAATTGTTTTTTAGCTTCCGAAAGATTCGCGGCTAATTCATCAGACATAATTGCGCCAGCTTTTTCAGCTGCATCGCCCCATTCTTTAAAACCTTTACCACCTTTTTCTAATAGTGGAATTAACAAAGAAGAATCAGAGATGATTGCTTCCATATAGAACTTCATATCATTCGTTGAAGCGCCAGCTTTTTCCAAAGAGTTGTAAAATAGCTGTAGTGCATCTGGTCCTGATAACTTCTGGAATTGTTGAATTGTTACACCGACTTTCGGAGCAATATTTTCAAAAAAGTCAGCTAAAGGACCACCGCCCGTTTGCTGAAAATCGCCAATACGATCTTGCATATCTTTCATTTTGTCAGCAAAGGACTCCATTGATATGCCCGCTGACTCTGCACCCTTTGCAAAATATTGAAAGTCCCTTACTGAAGCATTAGCAAGTTTTGAAAATTTCTGAATATCACTGCCTGTTTGAATTACTTTTTCGCTATAACTAACTAGGTTCGCAATAGAAAGCCCTGCAATGGCACCACCAAGCGCACTTACTGCAATAGCAGCAACATTTATAGAACTGGCAATTCCTTGGCTTGATGTACGGGCTTGGCGCTCTGCCTTGCTCAATGGTTCAGTAAAACTAGCTGTTTGAACAACTAAATCTAATGTTAATCTGCCAAGTGAATTAGTTGCCATGGCTTTTCTCCAGATATAAAAAAACCCACTCATTGAGCGGGTTGTTCTAAGTTAAATAGGCTCTACGTAATAAGTGGTGGAAATTAAAAAAACAAAGCCATCATTTATACAGCTTTGCTCTCACTTAATTTAAGCCCAACGATTAAATTCGTAATAATCGATACCACATGGTTTACGTTCAATCAGATTTAAACAATCACCCTGAAATACCATTGGCAATTGTTTCTGTAAAGCTGTATTGAACTCCGATGTAGATTCTTTCATTTCATCAAGTAATTTAGTCAATAATGATTGAGCATCTTCACGATCTCGAAGTAAGCGCTTAATTAACGCTTCTTCACATGCATAGCGAGCTTTTAGATACGGCTCAATGATACTGAGAATGCGATTAAACTCTTGTGCCAATACTGGTAAATGTTCAATCTCAAACTTAGCAGGACTTGGAACACCAGTCACATTGCGAAGTGAATACCAAATAGCACTACTGACAGATTGCTTCTGATCTAAATGACCTGCACAGCACCAAATCAAACGCTTGATATTGAGCATATCGTTGTTGTTGATGTAGTTGCGTGGAGTAATGGGCTTAGGTGCTTCGTATTTACCTGTTTTGCGGATTGATGGAAGAACCTCGGAAGTTACCCATTTTTTGAATTTCTTAGCTTCTGGTTTGCGGCTTTTAAGGATTGCTGAGTAAAGCCCAGACTCGTTGATAATCGTTAAATCCTGACTTCCAGAGGGGGTACGCAGATTGTGCGTACCCTTCTCATCGTCATCTAAAAAGCGAGTCATGTCACTTGCCATACGGTAATCTAATGCACTTGCAACATCGGAAGCCACAAACCAAAGCTCACCATTTAGATCGATAATGCGGACGTTGTATTCATTGTGGAAAGTGAATTGTGTTAAACTAGTCATGTCTTAAATCTCCTTTGGTTTAGACATAAGCCCCCTGCCTGATTTCGACGTCTGCAAGGGGTTTTCTATTTCGGGATTAATCATCCTGATAGACTCATCTTAATTTAATATCTTTTATTGTGTCAATTCTTTTTATTGTGCTATCACAAAAAATAGTAATTATCTTTTATTGTGCTAAAATATTCTAAAATTTAATGTGTGGTGCAACAATGGAAGTAAAGAATAATGTTGCTTGTTTACGTGAAAAAGCAGACTTAACAGTTTACGAGCTATCAAAACGATGTGGTTTTGTTAGTGGCAGCAGAGTTCTGTCCAACTATGTGACAAGAGCTGAGCAGGGACATTCTGTCAAGGTTGATACAGCCTTATCTATATACACCGAACTAAAAAAAGCTGGTGTGTGTGAAAGGTTTGAAGATGTGTTCTGGCTTGATGATTCTACTGAGTTAAAAAAAGCACCCTAGGGTGCTTTTTTGTCATCTTTCAGTATGATAATTCCCATCTTTTCCTAAGAACAAAATCTTGTACTCATTACCTACTACATCTGCTCCATATGAATTTTGTGCGGTGTACTCAATACTAACCTTAAGTAAAATACCTTCTTGTTTTACAAATGCACTTCTTGGACGAAAAGAGTATGGATTCTTTAATCCAATTTTAGCCAAATCAGAAATGAAATATAAATTGTGTGAGATATCCTTTTTAGAAAGCGGAACATTTATATTCTTATCTAGAATCGCAGTAATTGTAATTTTTGAGTTCTTGCTTTCTCCATCTTTGAGCAAACCTTGATAGGTAGAATTCTTATAAATTAAATCCTTTGAGTTTGATTTTTTAAGATTTGCAGAAGCAATACTAAAGAGTCTTTTATTCTCCTCAATTCTTTTTTCAATAGCTTGAGACTGTTCAAAATTAAATTTTTCTGGTTCAGTAATTTCATTAAAATTTAAAAAAGTTAATGTTGATGTTAAATCTATTTTCTTAAAATTATCATTTGAGCTAAATGATGAATTTAATGCGGAAATTAGATTAGGTGTTCTATTGCCAATTATATAACTCTTCGATTCTTCATCTATTAAAGCCACAAGAATCTCGTTGTTTTTAGGATCAAATGCAACGAAACTTTTCAAATGCTGCCCAACAATTTTATTTTTATTTTGAGCATATTCAGCAGTTAAAATACCGTTTGCGACATTATTCTCACCAATACAACCATCAACATCAAAATCTGTTGACTTCATGCCTCCAAATTCCATTAGCTTGAAATCAAACATCCCTTTGAAATTCGAATCATAAGCAAGCAAATTAAAGCCTCTTAACTTACAATCTTCTGAAGTTTTAATGGACGGAGTGGTATTCGCAATCGTCAAAACAGGTAAGCAAATCAAGCTTAAAAAACTAGCAGCTATTATTTTTCTCATATACTTCATACTTCACCATTTGTTATAAAGTTTTGACAAAATAACAATCAGTTTATTAAAAAACCACCCTTTTGAGTGGTTTTTTAATCATTTCATTAATCACTAGCTATTTTTTCAAGTGAATCAAATAATGATTCTTCTTCGGGTGGTTGCTCGTGAGGCATAAATATATAAGGATCTACATTTGTACCTTCTTTAACTTTAAATCTTGTGTAATGAGTCATCCAGCTACCAAAACTTTGCTCTAAACGGCGACCAAAGAAAAGAGAGCCATACTTTTGACGGTAGGCTCTCCAATACATTAATTCTTTGTGAGAAAGTTTCTGTTCAGCTTCTTCTAAGGTGTTTCCGCCGATTCCATTAATGACGAGTTCGATGAGGAGTTCTCTGTCGTCAAGTTCTTCGTCCGAGACTTTCCCAAAAAATTATTAATTTCATCAGATACTGCAAAAAGCGCATTAACTAAACTAGGCTCAGCCTTGTAAATGTCATTCACATTTGAGAAAAATGGTGTCCCTTTTTGGTCGGAACAGATTGAGCCAAGCAATTGGGCTGCTTGCATTTGAGTTGAATCAATTGCCTTAACTTTTGAAGCTTCAAGGTCTTGATAATTAACATCCCACTCAATTGCTTTTGAGACTTCACGGCTTTCTTTGAAGTTCAATTTTTTTACAAAAACTTCAGCTTCAAGCTCCTCAATTTGGCCTAGTTCAAGATCTTGATTCCCTGTTAGTTCTTTAAGTGACTTGATATTGCATTCAGTCACTTCAACCTGCCATTTTACTGTCTTTAAAATCGGAGCATTTAAGGAATTAATACTTTTCTTTAGTGCTGTAGTTGAAATCTTAGCCATTATTGAGTCACCGTGCGTTTAGTACGAGTTACTTTCGATGTACGGACTAAGGTATATGAATAACCTAGAGCCGCATCAACTTCGATATCGTTTGGCGCTGCATCATTTACATAACCCTTAAATGATAGCCACATACGATCCTCTGGAAGATCAATTTCTTTAGTAGTAGCATTGTAAGTTGGAGGTGTTTTTGAATGACTTGAACCAATATACCATTCCAATTCCTGACCCGTTGCTGCCAAATCACCAAGTTTGTCATGACTTGCATTTTCATCGTCATAATCAATGTCAAATGAACCTTCACCCGGATCACGAATACCGCGCAAATACTTTTTGGATTCTGCTTCTAGGCAAGTCACGTCAATTTTCCCAAATGAGTCTTGACCGAAACCAATTTTTTTCATACAGACGAAACGAAAAACTTGCCCATCAATGACGGCAAATGCCTGTGTACCTTGTGTTTTAACATTAGCCATTAAGAGCGCTCCTTTTAGGCATAAAAAAAGCCACCGAAGTGGTGGCATTGGGGTTGTAAAAGTGGTCTATTGGAGCTGGAAGTTTGTCATTTCGGGTTGAAATACCATTTCCAGCTCTTTGATCTCGTTATCTAAAAATTGCTTTTCTTGCTTCCATGCATTCATATCTTTAGCTGAACAACTCACCTCCTGTTTTCTCTTTGCGCGATAACCAACTACATGGTTGTATCTAGCCCAATTTGATTGAAATACCTGTGTAAGTTGCTTTGTCATCCAGTTAAAGGCTTCAATAAACTGCTCTTTAATCGCATCGGCTTTTTCACCATTGAAGCCCATAACTAAAAACATCCATCCATCTTTAGTCATTTGATAGAACTTTCTAGGCTTTCCATTCTGTAACTTGTTGTTTTCAAAGCAAAGCGCAAAATTGCGTTCACGGAACTTCTGTGAGCACTTCATATTTTTTATTGATCTAAGTACATCAGAATGTCGTTTTTCAAATGCCTCAGCTACTGCATAGCTCGTGGTTTTGGCTTCGCCATTATCATTGGTAACCAAAGCTCGTAAATTCAATGTCGTCATCATGTTCATAAGATTTCCTCTTACTTGCTCATGTTCAAATAAAAGAACTGGCAGGCACACTGAACATGAAAAGTGTGCTTTTCGGGGATCAGCCTAGCCAGTGGTTGCCTGAGAGCAGGCATAAAAAAACCTGCCGCTAAGGACAGGTTTATTTAGAAGTAAATTTTTTAGCGGTTTACGATCCAGCTAACATCAAAAGAATAGTGGGACATTCCTGTTACGGGGTCCTTATCTGCCTCGCCATAACGAACCACATAACAATCAAGTTCAATTGCAAAGCGAATTGCTTTCGCAACCTGATCAACAACATCCTCATCAGTTGCATATACATCAATTTGAATAATTGCATTGTCTGAAACAGGGCGTGAATCAAGATTGCTATTAGAATCACCAGAAATTGTTTGCCATGTCACATATGGCGCTTGTGGCTCATCTGGAGCACTTCCAAACTTCCAGACTCGCAAAATTCCATCGCTTTCAAGTAGAGCCTTAACCGCTGGATCTGCTCTGGCTAAATTAAAAATTGGAACATCAATCATTAAGCTGCACCTAAAACCACACTGAGTTCAAAATTAAATACTTGAACAAACTTATCTGTTATCTGTTCAATGTTTTCGTAAAGCGCTGGTCTTAAAAATGGGGTGGCGGGCTGTCTACTTGTACCTAACTCAAGGAATCGCCAGTAAAAGACGCGACCATCTGCTTGATACGTTTTTCCAACACGCCCAGCACGTCTATTTTGAGCATTGTTTGTATATGGGATACGTGCACCACCACGCACTCCCACGCGCATAACCAAAGTGTTTTTATTTCTACTCCGGCCATTTTGAACCACAATTTCTTTCCAGATTTTTTCTGGAGTGGTTGGATCATCTAGGCGTTTAACTTTTTGACGAGCTGCATCTCTTGCAATATTCATTGCCTGCCGCATCGCTTTACGGGCAATACGTTTTACAGTCTTGTCATTGCCAATTGCCTGCATTTTTCTTAAAGCAGGCTCCAAACCATGTATTTGAGTAGCCATAAATCACCCATTCCATGCTTTATCACCTGTTGCAAGGTTGATAGTTAAATACTCACGGCGTGAGTCAGGATCTCGCATCGGGTTTCCATCAATCTTGTAATAGTACCCATCAAAAAGAACCCGCATTGTGCTATCAACTTGTTTTGTTGTGCTGCTATATCTCACCTTAGCACGGGCCTGTATCGAGCTATTGGCTGCTTTGGCCGCAATAACATCCCTTGTTGAAAGGTCGGTAACTTCTGCCCAAATTGTTGCAAAATTAGACCATGAGGTGATTAATTTTCCTGTCTTTTGGTCTTGGGTTTGTATGGGCTTTTGAATGGTGATGCGGTGACGTAGGTCGCTTGCTTTCTGTCCCATAAATACCTCAAATAGCAGTAGGATTGCGAAATTTATAGAGCAAAGCTCTTACTGGAGGTGGTAGATAATTGCCATCAACCATCATTCCATTTTCAAGATTTCGATTGCTATCGTAATAACCGCATAGAAGAAGAACCGCTACTTTAAATTGATTTGGATAATTGCCATCTGCAAATTCATCGGTCACATAATCTAAGACGGCTTGTTCTGCCGCTTCTCTATATGCTTCTAGCTCTAAATCATTGTCGTTTGAGTCATACCGCAAGTGAGCCTTAACAGTGGCCAAATCTGTAATTGACATTATTTAGCCCCCTTCACGCAAAGCTTAAAGTTAGCATGATCAAATTCGCCAGTATGATCCTTTTCACAGTGCCACAGACTTCCTTTATGGGTCACAAATTGGCCCATTTGATATTTTTCATTAACAGAAAAAACGCCTTGATAAAGTGAATCAAAAGATTTCTGGGCATCATTTGTTTTTTGAGATGAAGATTCAGATTTTCCAAATGGATCGTCTTTAGAATCCCGTTTTGAAAGTGCCTCAAGTGAGAAGTTTTGTTGTTGCATATAAATTGCATCACCACCAAGAACAGGAAGCATTCCAATTTTTGCTCGGCCTTCATTTGGCGTTAAAATACAGCCTTTGACATCTTCACGAATCATGTTGTGGAATCTTTCCGAGTCCATACGAATTAACGTGTCAATATCAAGGAAGCTTTCTACTTTAAATGACTCTAGGTTTAAACCTTCATCAATTAAGTTTTCACGAGATTCAATAAATGCTTGCAAGCAATCAGAATAATAAATACCGTTTGCCTTTTCTGGGTCATCCGGAACAGTTCCAATCCCTATCTTGAAGGGAGGGACATTAAATACACTACAAACAACACGACCTGACATTTCTAAAAGCTCAAGCATTTGGGAATCTGCAGCACTCATACCTAAAACTGTATAAGTCATTCCATCACCAATCACAGCAGTTTTGCCATAATTAGACCCAGAATAGTTTTGATTCCATCTCGCTTGAATTTCTTCTGCCTTTTCTTTTGCGATTGGACCGGGAGCAACCAGAATTCCGCCCGGTCTACTACCATTTCCAAAGAAGTTTGCAGCATTATTCAGGATTTTCACCCCCATTTTTGCAACTACACCACACGCCATAATTGGTGATAGCCCTACTAATGGATGATAAAAAGTATTAATCCGATCATGAATAATTTCAGAAGCTGGTAGAATTTCAGATTCTGCCTGAGTCAAACAATCCTTACTTAATTGGTAAAAGACATTCCCATTTTTATCAATTAGCGGTGTTACCAAATCGGGGTTTAAAACCACCATTCGATAAACCTCACCAAAGGCATCGCGTAATTTCCAAACGTAGGTATTGCCGCGCAATAATAGACTTGATGTCCATTGTTCTTGAAACTGTTGCCATGTCTGATAGTTATTTGGCTTTTTTAACACCCGAAGCTTTTCTGGGATGTCAGCATGTACCAGAACACCATCAACTTTAGTTTTGAGTACAATAGGAAGTTTGCCGATGTCTTTAGAAATAAGGCTCACACAAGAAAATACAGCATCGGATGCTGTCAGCTCAGTGCGTGTTAATTCATCATTTTTCTGCCATGCGCCAGAATATGGCTCTTGAACGGTTAAACTATTCCAAACATTTTGCCCAGAAGTATGGACACTTTGGAGGCTTTTTTTACCTTTAAACCAGTCTCTAATGCCCATAATTACCGCCTTATTCGATTGGTTTTACTTCTTTTTTAGGTTTAGCGGGTGCCTTTTTTTGCTCTTCATAAGGCTTTGCAACACCTATTTTAATTAGGACATTTGCTGCCAAGTCTGGTACATCCTTAATGTCACCAACATTGGCATCATGCATTTGCTTTAAATATTCAATTTTCATGAGACTGTTCCTATAGCTAAACAATTGTGATGTTTAGATATAAAAACAGCCCAATTAAGGGCTGTTTTTTCTAATCAATAGATTCAATCAATTAAGTGTATTGAATGAAGCTTGCAGCAATCGGACGGCGTTTAGCCCAAGAAACAAAACGTTCAGCACGAATAGCAAATTTATTTTCTTGCCATAAGTTATGAACAGTTGTTCCATCAACTAAAGTTGCTTGGTCAGAGTAAGCAATTTCAACTTGACCACCATCTGCCATCAGAATTTCAGATGTTTTAACAAGAATAATCACATCACCCACAGTTTCAGATTCAATAACTGGGATGCCGCCTAAGGTCTTCTGATTAAGTCCTGCTTCCATGCCTTTAAAGTAGGTATTGCCTAAAGCATCGCGCATATCTGCAAGCTCTGCAGCCTTAACTTCACTCATAAGGTAGTAAGCACCAGCAAGAGAAAGGTTGTTAGATAGGAACTGAGCACGTAAAGCACGCAAGTCATTAGCAACTGCTTCAGGTGTATTACCTGTTGAAGTAATTGGCGTAACGCCATTTAAAAGACCTGCTGGCTTTTTGGTGGTTCCTGCACTAGCGCTAAGGAATTCAGCATCAGTGAATTGAGCAGATGAAGCAACCAAATCATCACGAATTAATACATCAACTGCTGGATCGCTGCCCTCTAAAAGCTCAAGGGTGTAAACCACAATTGCAGCTACTTTATGCTTGCCGACTTTGACATCTGCGTAAGTTGGATTAGTTAAAGGCTTGGCCTCGCCCTCACCAACCCAAGCCGTCATAGAACCTGTCGCCTGCGCGGGAATTTCAACATTAAATGGAACTTTTCGGAATTGCAGCTTATCAAGCACTGTATTAGCGCGAAGCAATTCAATGTATTCACCTACTAAGCGGTTTGTATGCACCAGTGGTGAAGCAAAACCAGCATCAGTCGTTGTACCTAGAGTGGCCTTTTCAATTAAAGCAATTACCTCTGGCGGCTCACCCAAGCTTTTTGCAACATCAACTGCTGATTTATAGTTACCTTTTTTCGCTTCAATTGATGCAATCATTCGACATTTTACGAACTTTGCAAACCCAACACCTTTTTCGATATTAGATTCAACTTCAATTCGCGGTGCAGGATTTCCACCACCAGCAGTATTTGCAGCTTCTTCTGGAGTTCCGCCCGCTACAGGTGTTCCATTTTCCCCAGCTTCTTCGGCCTGCTTGATCATTTCTTTTACACGATCAATATTTTTTTGAATTGTGGCAATTTCTTCATCAATAGCAGTAATTTGCCCTTCTTCTTCTTCATTAGGTGTGCGCTGATCATCTAATGCCTTAGTGATAACACCCTGCTTTTCTGCTTGTTTTTTTGCCAAAGCATCAAGCAATTGTTTTAAATATTTATTCATAGAGATACTCCACCCTTTGTTGGGCTACCAAGTTTTACGGTTACGTGTTTTTGCTCAGATGAAACGCCACCTGAAACGTCTTGAGGTAAATTGCCCAACGCGGCCTTATGTTCCTCAAATGCTTTTGAATACTCTGCTACTGCATCTTTGTTGCATGGAATGGTTACAAGGCTTGTTTCGTACCATTGCCACTTATTGAACTTGAACCCACCACCTTCAAGCTGCTCAACATCGTTCCAATCAGCTAAAAAACCAATTGATAAGCCTTTGATTAAGTTGTATTTGAAACTTTGATAAGCCTCTTCAACTCGCTCTTTTAGGCGACCTTCTTCTTTGATTTCAGGAAAGGTGAATTCAATTTCGATTTGGTTTTTACTGATTTCGACATAACTGATTATTCCAACCGGCGCTGTTGCGTCATGGTGGAAAAGGAATGGCATAGGCAAGTCATAAGAGGCACCTTCTGGAACCATAATGTCTTTAGCCCGGTCTTGATCGGATGTTGTAGCCACACCCCGGAAAGTCCGCTTTTGCTCATTGATGCTCTTAATTTCAAAAGAGCTAAATGATTTCTGTAGAGCAGGCATTTAAGCTCTCCCTAAAAAGAAAAAGCCCGCTATATGCGGGCTTCAAGTTAAAAAAATATTTAGAAAAAATAGACGTTGTAATCTTTGTTTGTTGGCTCCGGGTTCATGGTCATTAGAGCCACGGCGTTAAAAGTTGCAATTAAAGGGTCAATTTTACCTACTCCAGACTCTTGCTTGGTTATTCGCATACCATTGCCGACCATAACAACACGAGCGTTACCTGCTGCCCAAGTCATTAGTTGCTGACCAGCATGGAAGAGATTGCCTTCTGCCAACTTGCGTTCAGTGGTAAGGATATAACCCATCAATTTATGGCCTTGTGGAACTGCAAGCATTGACTCTTCAGGTATGCCAACCTCAAGCAGCCCATCAAGTAATCCGCCTAAACCGAGTGGATCTAGTCCAATTTTATAAAGCTTGCCGCTGTCATAGACTTTCTTAGCAATTGCTGCCAATTGGTCGATATCTTCGCCAACTTTCTCAACTACAGTCAGACTTCCCTCTTTTTCAAAGTCTTGGTACTTTGGGATGTTTTCTTTTCGGCGCTCCAAAGCAACTTTATTTGCCCATGCATGATTCCAAAGCCACCAGACGCGGGGATCTTTTTTAAGACGCCCTAAAACCGCGGATCCAAGCAAATCATCTAAACCACCGCCATCGATACCAATCGTAATGACATCAGATTGCTCAATTAATTGATCTAGCCCAAAAACATGTTTTTGTTGATTCCAGAACTCTGCACCAGCCCATCGATTTGCACGTAAATTCATGCCAATTTCGATGTTTAAATGTTTGGCCAAGAAGTCTCTAAGAGATTCTTCACCAGCATCTTTAACTTTGTTAAATTCCGAAATCAGATATTCAAGATCAACCGAAGCACCCAAGTTTGGGT